ATGGAACGTTATATTATTTTCATCCCGGCGGATGGGCCGTGCAGGCTGGTGGCCTGTGATGACGGGGACAGCATCAAACTGGAAACGCTGCAGGAGCTGGTGGACGGCCCTATCGAGGTAACGCCCAGCTGTCTGGGCGCATCGTGGGCACGGGAGCCGGTGGACGGCATTGACCTGATCGTCAACGAGGAAGGCAGGCTGCGCGGCCTGCCGTACAATGGCCGGGCATCCGATCTGTGGGAGGGCGGCGGCATTTGCCTCCTCAATGGTGACGCGCTACTGGCAGCCGCCAAGGGTGAGGACCTGATCGGTTTTCCTAAGCTGGTGTGCAGGACCATCTGTGACGAATGGGGGCTTGAAATGGAGGACGGCACATGGAACGACTGACGGCCCCGCGGTGCAGCGGCATCAAGAGCGGCTATTGGAGCACCGCCAAGAAGGAAGAACTGGTGCAGCGCCTCGGCCAGTATGAGGATACCGGCCTCACCCCGGAGGAGATCAAAACGCTGCAAGATTTCAAAAACGGCAAGGATGGCCGGTTCCAGACCTTCAATCCGGATTAAACGAAAGGGGAGAGCACGATGCTGATTAAACCTTACATTGAGCTGCAGCAGCTGATGGAGCGCAAAGGATACAACCAGAAAGAGCTTGCGGCGGCAATATCCCGTAGGCTGAATGGGTATAGCCCGGCAACGTTAAGTAACCGGCTGAACGGGAAAGCGCCCTTTCCAGTGGATGAAATTGTTGTGATCGGCGAACTTTTGAACATTTCGCCTGATGAAATATATGGCTATTTTATCAAACCGTGGGCCATTCAGGCCAAGAGAGCTAAAAAGAATCCGGCCAAGTCGAACAGGCTGGTAAGCTTTGGAGCATGAAAGGAGCAAACACAATGAGGAAAAATCTTAAAATCTGGTGTGTGGCATTTCTGGCCGGTGTTGGCGCTGCGCGTGTGCTGGTATGGCTTAACACCGGTATTGCCCACCTGCTTATCATGCGGGGCGGCTGGGAAGTGGCTGAGGCCGTCAAGGCTGCGCCGTGGGTGCTGTTCGCGCTGGGCTTTGGCTTGCTGCTGAGTGTGAGCGGACTGCTTTCCACCGGTGAGCACTACAAACGCAGCGCAGAGAAGCAGTGCCACAGTCTGACCGTGGACGAGAGCCAGAAAGAAAATGCCCGGCGGGGTGCATGATATGGGCATGACGGCGATTGAATACGCGGAGAGCCTGAACAGGCAGTATAGGCGGCTGGCCCAGCGTAACACGAACAGCGCAAGCCTGCTGGACGCTTCCGCTGCCCCGGTAAAAGCCAGCTGCAAGGCGCGGGCCGAGGTTTACGACCTTGTGGCCGAGGAACTTGACGGCCTTATAGCACTGATGAAAGAAGAGCACAGCAATGGCTAAACCTTGCAACTGGTAGACGGTCTACTCGGCCAAGACAGACGAGATCATAGCCAGCGGGACGGCTGACATGATCGTCCAGCAAATGGGCTATGCCAGCAGAAACAGCTTTTTTTCGGCTGTCTGCCACGCCAAGCACAAAAAAGACAACCCCCGGCGGCGCTACATCTACCATGTGGAGAAGATCCCGCGGGAGGACATAAACGAAAAGGAAGGTACAGCATGAAAATTATCATTGAAGAAATCGGAGATCACATTGCGATTAGCTTCACTGGAAAAGGTAAAAAATCCGACCGTATCAAGTTGCTCATGATGGTTATGGTCGAAACATTGGTTGACGGTCTCGTTTCCGACTTGACAGATGCACAGCTGCAGGATGCGGCAAGTATATTTGCCAATGAAATGAAAACTGTCGTTATTGCCCGCTACAAAATGAATCTTGCTGACCGCAAAGAAGAATTTACCGGCAAGGAGGCAGCTTTTCTCTCTAAGCTGTTCAACTTATGACCGGGCAAAAAGAAAGAGCCTGCCCGTGCGCCAACACGGACAAGCCCAATACAAAGAGATTGCACCCTCAGTATACCACGGACTCCGGCCATCTGCAATACGTAGGTGTGAGTTACTACGCCGCAGATGATCGTGGACACACCTTTCCGGCCACCGTTGCCCTGCGCATCGACAGGAGCCAGTACGGCGAGCTGATCCACTGGCTGGGTTTTCACCTGAAGGGCAAAGACCCGCCGCCTGCGCTGTACGCACTGGAAATGCTGCTGCAGCATCTGGAATACCTACGCGGCGGGCGGCACTACCTGTACAACTCAATTTATGAAATCACACGTTTGGAGGATGCTCTATGAAATGGCGCCCCAATCTGCCACGCTCTGACATTACTTCAACGCTGGCCGAATGATTTCAACCATGTGGAAGTGAGGAACCTATGATCTTTTTTATTTTTGGCATTCTGGCTCTGTTGGCAGCATTCTGCCTGTTCCGGTCTGAATATAAGGCCGCTGCCGTGATCCCCGGCGTTCTGGCGGCCGTCCTGATCGTTATTTCCTGTGTCTCGTTCGTGCCGACCGGCTACACCGGCATTGTGACCACCTTTGGCAAGGTCGAAAACGGCACCAAGGACGCAGGCGTTGTGGTAAAGGCACCGTGGCAGTCCATTGTCAAGATGGATAACCGGGTGCAGGAGGTCAGCATCGACCTCTCGGCGTTCAGTTCCGACATTCAGGAAGTGGCCACCAGCGTGACGGTGGGCTACCGGATCAATCAGGCCAATGCCATGACCATCTACAAAGAGGTGGGCCGCAAGTACGAGGATGTTCTGATCCTGCCCCGTGTCCCGGAGGTGGTCAAGGCGGTTGTAGCACACTATGATGCCAGCAGTCTGATTTCCAACCGGGATGCCGTGGCAGAACAGATGGACGCGCAGCTGCGCAGTGTTTTGGCACAGTACAACATCGACCTCTCTTACATCAGCATCACGAATTTCGATTTCACGGATACCTTTACGGATGCCGTTGAAGCAAAGGTGAAGGCCCAGCAGGAAAAAGAAAAGGCCGAGACCGATGCCGAAAAGCGCCGCGTGGAAGCGCAGGCAACGGCGGACGCGGATCTGATCGCCGCAAAGGCTGAGGCCGAAAAATCCAAGGTGGCTGCGGATGCTGAGTTGTATGCCGCTCAGAAAAAGGCCGAGGCCAACGATGCTCTGACCGACAGTCTGGATAGCAATCTGCTGGAATACTACCGCATCACCGGCGTAGATGCACTGTGGGATGGCAAGCTTCCCACCTATGTGGGCGGGGAAAGCAGCGTCCCCGTCCTGAACGGTCTGAGCTGACCGTGCCCTCCAATGGTGGCAGGAGGTAAAACAAGAGCCACTGCCAGCGCATAGCGCAAAGAAAGGAGCTGACCTATATGGCAACAACCAAATCAACAACACCCCGCCGCAAGGCCGCACAGAGCGCGCAGGAGCACCCGGCGGCGCAGGTGGTACAGTTTCCCTTGGAATGTCCCAAACCGCGCCAGATGCACCCCTCTGAAGCCGTAGTGATCGTGCGGGAGATCTCGAAGGATGCAGTAAAACTTTTCGTAATGCCGAAGCCGGACGCCGTGCGCAGTATCCTGAATGAAACCTTTGGCTCTCTGGGCTGGGCACAGCGCCGCTATTCTGCAGATGGGCGTCTCTGGTGCGCTGTGGGTGTGTTCAACCCGTACATGAAGGACTATTGTTTCAGGGATGCAGGCGCGCTGGAGGGCAAGCACCCGGGCAGTCCGGAACGCTGGAAAGAAGAGACCAGTTTCATGGCGGCGGCAGAGCTTTGGGGCATCGGCAGCGATATCATGGCACTGCCGCCCATTATGCTGCGTGCGGATCAGGTGCCCATTGTCGGGATCCAGAAGCCGGGGCGCAAACCCAACGACCCGCCGCAGCTGGCGGGCTATAAGCTGGCCACGGTGCTGACAGTAGATAAATTTCTGCGTCACCCGGACACTGGTGAGATCATCAGCGTGCAGTTTGTCGATAAAGATGGCCGCAAGATCACATGGGAAAAGTAATTGGCCGTCTGCCGGTGGTGTATGACCCCGCTGCCCGGCGGGTGCAGGTGGAAAGCTCTGCGGAATTTGTGGAAACCCAGCTCCTGCAGCGTCTGGACGATTTAGCCCACGGGCAACCCCTGCGCCTGACCCTGACCGTGGAGCCGGAACGCAAAGGCCGCAGCACCCAGCAAAACCGTCTCATGTGGTCGCTGCTCACCATCATGGCTGATGCCTACAACGCCGGGCGCACCGGCGGCGTGACCCCGGAAGAGTGCTATCTGGACATGCTGCAGAAATACGGCGCGAAGGTGGATTTTCTGGAAGTCCCGGCGGGCGCTCTGGATATCCTGCGCGGCTGCTATCGGCTTGTTCATGTGGTGGAGATACTGGACGGCAACCGCTGCACGGTCAAGTGCACACAGGGCAGCTCCACCTTTACCACCGGTGAAATGAAAAATCTGATTGACGGGATCTTTGACCGCCTTGCTGAGATGGGCGTGAATGATCCCATGGTAACTGCCTATTGGCAGGAATGGAAGGAACCATAATGGCCAAAAGCATCATTCAGGCAGAAAAGGAGTGCTACATCTGCCGCCGCTGGTATGCGGTAAAGACCACGCGCGGGCTGGAGGAGCATCACATCCTCAATGGGCCGCTGCGCAGCTTCTCCGAGCGGCACGGACTCAAGGTCTGGCTGTGCCACCAGCACCACAATGAGCCGGGCCTGAGCGCCCACCACAATGCCACCTGTGCGCAGACCTTAAAGGCCGTTGCGCAAGCGAAATATGAGGAACAGAACGGCCCCGGCGCACACGCTGCGTGGATGGCCGCCGTTGGAAAGGACTATCTCAATGCTTAACGTTGTAGCAATTATGGGCCGCCTCGTGGCTGACCCTGAACTCCGCACCACCCCGGCGGGCGTGAACGTCTGCCAGTTCCGCATTGCCTGTGATCGCAACTTTGCCCGGCAGGGTGAGCAGCGGCAAGCTGATTTTGTGGATATCGTGGCATGGCGTGCGCAGGCTGACTTTGTGTGCAAGTATTTTTCCAAGGGCAGTCTGATCGCCATAAATGGCCGCATCCAGACCCGCAACTATCAGGACAAGAACGGCAACAACCGCACCGCCTTTGCCGTGGTGGCCGAAAACATCAATTTTGGCGGCTCCAAGGGCACCAACAAGCAGGTGGACGAGGGCGGCGAAGCGCCTCCGGCGGGATATCGGCCCAGTGAGCCCGCGCCGGAGCATTCCGAGAGCGACGATTTTGCAGTGATCGACGACAGCGACGACCTGCCGTTTTAATGGAGAAAGGCAAACAGGATGAGAAAAGACGGATATGTTGTTGTTCAGCCGTGGATGGTAACGGACTACAACCTCAACGGCAACAAGCTCCTGATCTATGCCCTGATCTGGGGCTTCTCCCAAGACGATCAGTCTTGTTTCTATGGCTCTGTCAGCTACATCGTGGACTACTTCAAGCTGAGCAAGCGCGCCGTGCTGAACCTTCTGGGCGAGCTGGAAAAGGACGGTCTGATCCGCAAGTGGTCTGAGACAGTAAACGGCAGACCCACAAACCGGTATGCAGCGCTTCGCCCGGCGGCGTGTTCGTCTGCGTCTGATGGGTGCAAAAAGTGCACTAGTGCAGAAAATGCACCGGTGAACAATGTGCACCCGGATAGGTGCAGAAAGTGCACCTCTACCGGTGCAGAAAGTGCACCCAAGAAAGAAAAAGAGAAAGCTAATAATAATAAACCCCGCGCAGGAGCGCGAGAGGAGCCGGACGGTCTGACCGTGGCCGAGGTCTTTGACGAGTTTTCCCGCGGCGGCCCCGGCGGGCTGTATGACGCTTTGATGGATTTTGACCAGCACCGGCGTGAGCTGGCCAAGAAGGACAAGAAAAAGCTGTGGACGCCTCTGGTGGCAAAGAAGATCTGCAAGTCCATCAAGCGTCTAGTTGAAGAGTCGGGCGTTCAGGATCGCACCGGGTACGCCATTGCAATGCTGAATCAGAGCATCGAAAACGGCTGGACGGGTGTTTTTGCCGTCAAGGATTTTGTGGACAAGGCCCCGACAGTACATAATGCGCAGCCTGCGCCGGATAAGCCCCGCAAAATTACCAAGGACATGACCCTTGCGGATTTGTTGGGAGGTATAAGCGCATGAGTGCCAGCAAGATCACCACGGCACAGCAGCATCAGCTGGCTGTGATCGGGGCTGCCATCCTTGACCCGGCGGCTTGCAAGGCTACCGTGGAGCGTCTGACACCGGCGATGTTTGAGGATGGCCCATACAGGCAGCTGTTTGGAGCCATCAAGCTGCAGCTGGATACCGGACATAACGTGGATGCCGTGATACTGGAGCGGATGCTGGGCGCAGACTTCCGGCCTCTGATCGTGCTGGCAGCAGAGACCGTGCCCACCATCAGCCATGTGCAGGACTATGAGGCACTTGTGATGGAGGACTACCGCAAGCGCCTGTTGGTGGAACTGGCCACCAGCGTGACCCTGAGCGCAGCGGACGCGGACAGCATCTGCCGGGACATGAGCGAAGCCCTGAAAGTGCAGGATCATCTGCGCCGGGAGAGCGTGGACGCGAACGTCAAAGATTTTTCTGAGGTCTGGGACGAAACCATGCAATGGCTGCAAAAACCGGACACCAGCGTCAGGATGGCATGGCGTGAGCTGGATGAGCTGGGTCTGTTCGGTGAAAAGATGGTCACTGTTATTGCCGGACGTCCCGGACACGGCAAGACAGATCTGGCTCTCGCTCTGGCTCTGCGCCTGAGTAACAGCTGTCAGGTGTATTACCTGACCATGGAGGAGGACAGGCGCAAGTTGATGATGAGAACCATGTCCAAGCTGACCCGCATAAACAGCACACGCCTGAGAGACCGCAAGATCACCGAGGAGGAGCGGGAGAGCTTGAACAACGCTTTTGCCCTTATCAAGGGCCACACCGGTATGATCTACGATGACGGCACCCGCATGACCGTGGACGATATCCGCGCCCGCGTCATGAAGTACCGGCCCCGGATCGTCTTTATCGACCATATCGGCCTGATTGCGGACACTCAGCCGGGCCGCAAGGAGTATGAGCGACTGGCAGACGTGACCCGTCAGCTGAAAGAGCTGGCCATGGAAACCGGCATCACCATCGTGGAACTGGTGCAGCTGAACCGCAGCACCGACCGGAACGGTGGAGCCAAAAAGGCAGCGCTGGGAGATCTGCGCGGCTCTGGCACCATTGAGCAGGACGCGGATGCCGTCGTGTTCATCGAGAGCGAGGTTACAGGAGAGCGCCGCCTGCAGGGGCCGAATGATTATTTTGAGGTCAGTCTGCGGGTGAGCAAAAACCGAGAGGGCGAAACAGGCCGGGTGCCCATGTGGTGGCAGCCTCAGTATCATGAGTGGCAGCCCGCGCCTGATCCGTCCGAAAATTACAACGAGGATGATTTTATACCCGCAGACCATGAGGATGGCCCGGCGGGGTGGTAAACAGGAGATAAACGAAAATGGATTGTAATTCTTGTGAGGCGCGCCATAACTGCATGGCGGTAGTGGAGCCCGGTTCTATTGCGTGTATAGCTCACCTGCTGCATGAGGGCACTACAAAGGCGGCGGGGAACCCGTACCAGACACGAGGGGTGCCCAAGTTTTGCCCGCTGTGCGGCAGACCGCTAAAAGTCATTGGCACCGAGCGCTTTTGCAACAACGTCCAGTGCGAAAACAGATATATTCCTATGGGGTGACTGGGCCATGGATGAAGTAAGATTGATTGATGCTAATACTGCCATGAATCATGCAGACAAGTGCTATAACGATTGGAACCTCGCTATGGCCGCCGCAGAAGGAACCCGCCAGATCAACATGGTTTACAAAAAGCAGGAGCTTTTCAAAGCCGTGAAGAAGGTTATTGAAAGTTGCCCGTCCATTGACCCGGACAGCCTGCAATTGCGGTGGCGTAAAACGGCAGAAGAGCCTCCCAAAGAGGAAGACGCAGATCCCCGGTCAGCAACAGTTCTGACTGTACAGACGGGAATTGGATTTGTAACCGCATGGGAATGGCACATTGTGGCTGACTTTCCAGAGGAATTTCCGGTCTGGATGCCCATGCCTAAACTGCCCTAACCGGTGCTATGGCAGAGCAGTGGGGAACTGAATAGAGGATAAAGGAGGATGCAGTCCGATGACCTATGAAGAAAAAAGAGAATGGCTACAACGTTACAAGGCAGCCCGGCAGCTGTTCGGCTTTCGTCTGCAGCAACTGAAAACAGCAAAGACAGATGCCGGGCGCACAACTCAGAATATTTCTCCTGTACCCGGCGGGCACAGTGATGGACAGACCCTACCGAGGGCGGTTGAACGCATCCAAGAAGCAGAGCAACGGGCAGCTGCGCAGGCTCGTGTCTGTGATGAAATCTGCGAAGAGATCACGGCGGCGCTGGATGCATTGGACAATCTGTGTGATCGTGATATCCTATTCCGCAAATACATTAAATTCCAGAGCTGGAGCGAAATAATGCAGGGGACAAACTTGTCGAGGAGTGCCGTGTTAGCCCACCACCGGCAGGCAATCGAGAGCCTGCAAGTGAAAGGTCAGGACTAATCTGGACTAAAATAGACCAATCTGGACTAATCTGGACAAAAATGGACTAATCAGGACTTGAATGCACCTTAACCAGCTGATAATATTAAACTGCGAAAGCCGCAAGGAGCTGGACAACATCCAACACCCTGCGGCTTTTGTATTGCCCGGCTGCGACAGGGGAACACCTTACCGACCAACAGCCTGAATGTACCAGCCGGGCAATTCTTATTTTGCTATCCTGTGGCACCGTCAGGGTCTGCACCCCGGCGGGGTCATTGGATAAATATAGGTCATTGTAGCATCATCCTCAGTGCGTGGCAGCATACAGCCAAGCGGGCTCTATCCCATCCGGCCCAGTAAGCTGCCGCTGCGGGCAGCTGCGCACTGACCGCGAATCTCCTGCCGTTCGGATCATCCGGGCGGCTTTTTTGATACCCCGGGCCTGCAAAGCACCCATGGGCTTTGAAAACACTCCCTCCCCGAAGAAGTCCCCCTGCCTGCAAAGGCTCCTTCCCGATGGTGCACAGCAGGCCGTGACCAAGGAGCCGCATATGCCAAAGACTGTTACGCGCCCAGACCGTGACGGCACGCACCGTCTGGCCTTTGAGCGCAACAAAAAGAAGATCTATGCTACACAAACCGTGTGCGGCATCTGCGGCAAACCTGTGGATTTCAGCTGCAAGTTTCCGCATCCGCTTTCGCCGTGCATCGACCACATCATTCCCGTGGCCAAGGGCGGGCATCCCAGCGACCTTGCCAACCTTCAGCTGGCGCATTTCTGGTGCAACCGGCAGAAGAGCGACAAGTTGTTTTCGCCGGTAGAAAAGCAGGCCGAAGCGGATGCAGACGCGCCGCTGGCTCTGCCGCTGAGCACCGACTGGACAGCCTACCGCGGCCATTGAGCAAGGCAGCAGATATCAAACCTTCCTCACCACAACAGGGGGGATATCCCCCTCCCAGGGGGGTCTCTGACCTTCCCGTACCGTACTGTGAATATTTTCTCGCGAAAGGAGAAAGCACCGCCCTATGAGCGACCTGAAAGGCATGGCATACCTGCGCCGCCGCCTGCTGCAAAAGCGGGCGCGGGTGCAGACCCGCTACAAATATTATGAAATGAAGAACGCCGTGAAGGACTTCGGCATGGTGACACCGCCAGAGTTCCGCACCTTCACAGAGGTGCTGGGCTGGTGCGGCAAGGCCGTGGATTCGCTGGCGGACCGCTTGCTCTGGCGGGAGTTCCGGGACGATAATTTTGACCTGAACACCATTTATTGCATGAACAATGCGGATGTGCTGTTTGACAGCGCAGTGCTGTCGGCCCTCATTTCCAGCTGCTGCTTTGTGTATATCAGTCAGGCCGAAAACGGTTTTCCGCGCCTGCAGGTCATTGACGGCGGCAACGCCACCGGCGTGATGGATGAAGTGACGGGCCTGCTGAGGGAGGGCTATGCAGTTCTGGCGCGCGACCCCGACAGCGATCGGCCCACGCTGGAGGCCTACTTCACTGCGGGCAGTACATGGTACTACCCCAAGGGCCAGAAACCGTATCGGGTGACGAACTCCGCACCTGCCCCGCTGCTGGTGCCCATCGTATACCGCCCGGATGCAAAGCGTCCGTTTGGGCACAGTCGTATTTCCCGCGCCTGTATGGGCCTGCAGCAGGGCGCGCTGCGCACCCTCAAGCGCAGCGAGATCAGCGCCGAGTTCTACTCCTTCCCGCAAAAGTATGTGCTGGGCACATCCAATGAAGCCGAACAGCTGGACAAATGGAAGGCTACCATTTCCAGCCTTTTGGAGATTACCAAAGACGAGGATGGCGACAAGCCCGTTGTGGGCCAGTTCACCCAGCAGAGCATGAGCCCGTATACCGAACAGCTGCGCACCTTTGCAGCGCTGTTTGCAGGCGAGACCGGCCTGACGCTGGATGATCTGGGTTTTGTTACCGACAATCCCAGCAGCGCCGAGGCCATCAAGTCCAGCCACGAGGCCCTGCGTCTGGCAGCCCGCAAGGCGCAGCGCACATTCGGCAGCGGCTTCCTGAATGTCGGGTATCTTGCGGCCTGCGTGCGGGACGATTTTGCCTACCAGCGCCAGCAGCTTTACCTGACCCGCCCTGTGTGGGAGCCGGTGTTTGAACCGGACGCCGCCACGCTGTCCGGCATCGGTGATGCCGTGGGCAAGATAAACGCCGTGATCCCCGGCTACTTCGGCAAAGAAAATCTGCGGGATCTGACCGGCATCCGCACCGAGAACTGAGGTGCCCATGGACGAAAAAGACATTGCCCCGGAACTGCTGGAACGCATCCGAGCTGACTTTCTGGCCTTGCTGGGCGACGCGCAGCAGGAAGCTGACACCTACACTGCCGCTGCAGCCTATGCCGAGCTGGTAGGTTCCGCACTGGCTGACGCTTTCCGCCGCAACCTGACTGCTGACATTCTGCCGGACGGAAGGCTGTACTGGAACATTGCCGATCGGGTGGTGCGCCCGCTGCTGGAGGAGGACTATGCCAGGATCGCAGACGCTGCTGCGGCTGCGCAGCAGGCTTTGAACCGGCAGGCCCGGATCGGCATTGCGCCGCAGCGTGCCGTGCTGGATGCCGACCGCGTGAACGGCCTGCTCAATAAGCTGGCAGAAGCGGAACGGTTTGAGGATGCGGCATGGGCACTGGCTGAGCCGGTGCGCACCTTTTCCCGCATGGCCGTGGACGATGTCCTGAAGGCAAATGTGGATTTTCAGGGCAGGGCCGGTCTGAGGCCGCGCGTCGTCCGCATTGCCGAAAGCGGCTGCTGTAAGTGGTGTAGCGCTCTGGCCGGGACATACGACTACCCCCATGTTCCGAAAGATGTTTACCGCCGCCACGAGCGCTGCCGCTGCCGGGTGGAATATGACCCCGGCGAGGGCCGACGGCAGAACGTGTGGAATAAAACGTGGACAGAGGAGCCGGAAGTCCTTCAGTCCCGTAAGGAGCTTGCAGAAACACCACTCCCTAACAAAGTCCATATTCCCGGCGATATTCCTATGCAGAGCGTTCTCCCGGAATATTTGCGGACGGCTTCACCGGGTGTTGGTTCTATCACATATGATACAGGCTATGACATGGTGCGCCATGCAGATGAAGTGAAAACAGCACAATGGCTGCACGACCATCTGGGCGGCAACATTGTACTGTTGAACGAAGTAAACAACTATAAGGCCATGACACCGGACTATATTTGGAATGGGAAGATGTGGGACTTAAAAACAGCTTCCACGGAAAAATCTGCGAACAGCGCTGTTCGGCATGGTCTGAAGCAGATTCAAGAAAATCCCGGCGGCATTATTTTGAACTATGGGCAAAATATAATTTCTGCTGATTTGCTGAAAGATGTTCTCGGAAAAAGGCTGACCGCCAGTGCAACTCAAGACGTGGATATTCTTGTTATCTGCAAAGATGAATTGCTCATGGTCCAGCGTTTTATTGCAAAAAAATAGAGGTGTCGAGCCCCCACCATATAGCGGAGGCGCACCTCTATTTATTTTATATCATATTTTCGATTTGTCGTCAACATCTTAGAAGGAGGAACCCAGCCCACCATGCCGCGGACGCGAAAACAGGCAGCTGATGTCAGGCTGGGCCGCCAGACGCCTACCGCCGCTGTCGTGCTGCCCTACACCGAAACGTGCGGACAAGAAGCAATTGACCTGTACAACACCACCGGGCGCACGGCCCAGCAGTGGCAGGAGCTTTTGCTCTACGATATCCTTGCCCGCAACGAGAATGATCTTTGGGTGCACACCAAATTCGGCTACGCAGTGCCCCGCCGCAACGGCAAGAACGAAATCGCCGCCATCCGAGAGCTGTACGGCCTGAAGCAGGGCGAAAGCATCCTGCACACCGCGCACCGCACCACCACCTCGCGCGCAGCATGGGAGCGCCTGTGCCATCTGCTGGACAAAGCAAAGATCCCGTACAAATCCATTCAAGCGGTGGGCCGTGAGCACATCCAGCTGGAAGATAGCACGGGCCGCATCGAGTTCCGCACCCGCTCTTCCAAGGGCGGTTTGGGTGAGGGTTTCGATCTGCTGGTGATCGACGAAGCGCAGGAATACACTGACGATCAGGCCAGTGCCCTGAAATACGTGGTCACAGACAGCGAGAACCCGCAGACATTGTTTTGCGGCACGCCGCCTACGCCGGTCTCTTCCGGCACGGTATTCCTCAAAATGCGCAACGCTGCGCTGCGGGGTGATACCCAGAACACCGGCTGGGCTGAGTGGAGCGTGGAACAGCAGACCGACCCGCATGACGTGGAAGCATGGTACCGCACGAACCCAAGTCTCGGCACCATTTTTACCGAGCGCAGCGTTGCGGATGAGATCGGCGACGATCCCATTGACTTCAACATCCAGCGTCTGGGCCTGTGGTTGCGCTACAACCTCAAATCCGCCATCAGCCGCACCGAATGGGACGAGCTGAAGGTGGACGCTCTGCCAAAGCTCACCGGCAGGCTTTATGCCGGCATCAAGTTCAGCACCGACGGCACCAGCTGTGCGCTGGCCGTTGCCTGCCGGACCAAAGAAAACAAGATATTCGTGGAAGCCATCGACTGCCGCCCTACCCGGACAGGCAGCGGATGGCTCCTTGATTTTCTGTCCAAAGCCGACCTTGCCGCTGTGGCGGTGGACGGTGCCAGCGGGCAGCAGCTGCTGGCCGACGCCATGAAGGCTGCCCGTATCAAAGCACCGGTGCTACCCACGGTCAAGCAGATCATCACCGCCAATGCCGCTTTTGAGCAGGCAGTGTTTGCAAGATCCCTGTGCCATGCCGGGCAGCCCGGCCTTACGCAGGCAGCATCCAACTGTGAAAAGCGGGCCATCGGCTCCAACGGCGGCTTTGGCTACCGCTCACTGACCGAGGGCGGACATATTGAACTGCTGGACAGCGTGATCCTGGCCCACTGGCAATGCGCCGAGGGCAAGGCAAAGCGTCGCCAGCGCACCAGCTATTAACAGGCCACACGGGCCTGTTTTTTGTTTGCCAGAACGAAAGGAGTTTTTCTATGGCAGAAGCATTTGAACCTATTACCACGCAGGAAGCATTTGACGCAGCCGTTGAACAGCGGCTTGCACCCTATGCCGACTACAACGAGATCAAGGCCCAGAACGAGAAATATGCCGGGCAGATTGTGGAACTGAACAGCCGCATCCAGACTTACGAGACGGATGCCCTCAAGACCCGCATCGCCCATGAAGTGGGCATCCCGTTCGATCTGGCCCAGCGTCTGACCGGCTCCAACGAGGCCGACATCCGCAAGGACGCGCAGGCCCTGCTGAAACTGATCCAGCCCAAGAACCCGCCCGCACCTCTGCGCGGCGACCCTGACCCCAGCGGCGGCAGCAGGCGCGACGCCCTGCGCACCTTTACCAACCAGCTGATGAACAACGACTAAAGGAGAAAACATCATGGCAAATATTTTGAGCAAAGGATCCCTGTTCCCGGAAGAACTGATCCCCGGCTTCATCCAGAAAACCACTGGCGCATCCGCACTGGCAAAGCTGTGCGGCGCAACGCCTATTCCTTTCAACGGCCAGAAAGAGTTTACCTTCACTCTGGACAAAGAGGTGGACATCGTGGCCGAAAACGGTGCCAAGGGCACGGGCGGCTTGACCGTGGAGCCAATCACCATCGTGCCGCTGAAGATCGAATACGGCGCCCGCGTGTCCGACGAGTTCCTGTATGCATCCGAGGATGCCCAGATGGACGTGCTCAGTGCCTTTGCGGACGGCTTTGCAAAGAAGGTGGCCAAGGGTCTGGACCTGATGGCCTTCCACGGCATCAACCCGCGCACCGGCACGGCATCCGGCGTGATCGGCACCAACCACTTTGACAGCAAGGTCACGCAGGCTGTGACCATTGTCACCGGCGATAAGCCCGACGCCAACGTGGAAGCCGCCATTGCTCTGGTGCAGGGCGAAGAGCGCGACGTGACCGGCATGGTGCTGTCTCCCAGTTTCAAGAGCGCACTGGCTGCACAGACTACCACCGACGGCGCAAAGCTGTATCCGCAGCTGGCGTGGGGTGCAAAGCCCGGCGAGGTGAACGGCCTGCATGTCGAATCCACTTCCAACCTGTCCGCTGGTTCCAGTCTGGACCGCGCTCTGGTGGGTGACTTTGAGAACTGCTTCAAGTGGGGCTATGCAAAGGAGATCCCCATCGAGGTGATCCAGTACGGCAACCCGGACAACGACAGCGAGCTGGGCGACCTGAAGGGCCACAATCAGGTGTACCTGCGCGGTGAAGCATACATCGGCTGGGGCATTCTGGACCCCACCGCCTTTGCCCACATCAAGGCCGCAAAGTAAGGAGGGCATTTCCATGTTGTACCGCAACAAACGCACCGGCGCAGTGATCGAGACGGAATGCGCCGTTTCCGGCGGGGACTGGAAACCGGCCAAGAGGCTCGAACCCGTTAAAACCGAAAAGCCCGCTGCCGTGCCCAAAAAGAAAACGGTGGCCGGAAAATGACCTACGCAGCACTTGAGGATATGACCACGCTGTGGCGGCCCATGACCTCTGCCGAGCAGGTCAGGGCTTCCTCCTTGCTGGAGGTGGTCTCGGCCAGTCTGAACATGGAAGCCCAAAAGGTGGGCAAAGACCTGCCCGCGCTGGTGGCGGCTGACCCGGATCTTGCCATGGTGGCCAAGAGCGTCACAGTGGATGTGGTGGCCCGTACCCTTATGACCAGCACGAACCAGGAGCCCCTGACCCAGTTCACCCAAGCTGCAGGGGGCTACTCCGCTTCGGGTTCCTTTCTGGTGCCCGGCGGCGGTCTGTTCATCAAAAAATCGGAACTGGCTCGGCTGGGCCTGCGCCGCCAGCGGATAGGAGTGATCGAGCCTTATGCCGTGGATTAAGGGCATCCCCGTCACGCTTTACGAAAAGACCCAGACCGATGAAGACGCTTTTCACGATCCGGTTTACACCGAAATGCCGGTCACGGTGGAAAATGTGCTGGTAACACCGGCAGATGCTGCTGCCATAGCGGACGAAGTGCAGCTGAACGGTCACCATCTGGCCTACGAGTTGTGCATCCCGAAGGGGGACGCGCACAGCTGGGACGACGTTACGGTGGAGTTCTTCGGCCAGAAATGGCACACCTATGGCGGTGTGCAGCAGTACATCGAAGAGCTTGTGCCGCTGGACTGGAACAAAAAGGTGAAGGTGGAGCGCTATGGGTAAGGTCCGCATCGAGCTGAACAGTCCCGGCATCCGGGCGCTACTGCGCTGCCCTGAAATGCAGGCGGTGCTGAAAGACCGTGCCGACACCGTGAAGGACCGTTGCGGCGATGGCTACGAATCCTATGTGGCCCCCACCCGCGCCGTGGCTGTTGTGGAGACCGCTTCCCGCAAGGCCTATGACGACAACTCGGCCAACAACACCCTGTTGAAAGCCGTCTCCGGCAGCCGCAGCGGCGCAACAGTACATGAACACAAGCGCCGCCTGAAAGATGGGCGTGTCATCACAGTGAGGAGCTACCAGAGAAAGAAATGATCGAAGAAGTCATCTTGAACTACCTGCGGAAAAATGCCTTTTCCTGCTACATGTCCATGCCGGAGAAGCCCTCCGGCAATTTTTGTATCCTCGAAAAGACCGGTGACAGCCCGGACGAAGGCATTTACACGGCCACGCTGGCGGTGCAGTCCTACGGCAGCAGCGACTTTTCTGCCGCCCAGCTGAGCCATTTTGTGGTGCAGGCCATGCTGGACGCCGACGCTCTGCCGGAAATCGTCTCCTGCGACCTTGTCACTGAGTACAATTTCCCGGATACCACCCGCAAACGGCCAAGATATCAGGCCGTCTTTTCTATTACACATTACTGACGAAAGGAAGTATCTCTATGGATGCAAAAAATGTAAGCGCCGCAAAGCCCAAGGTGGGCGGTGCCGTCTGGCGCGCACCTCTGGGCACCCCGCTGCCCACGGATGCAAAGTCCAAACTGAACGAAGCCTTTGAATCGCTGGGCTACATTTCCAGTGACGGCCTGACCAACTCGAACTCTCCCAGCAGCGAGAACACCACGGCATGGGGCGGTGATACCGTGCTGACCCAGCAGACCGAAAAGCCGGACACCTTCGCCTACACCCTGCTGGAAGCCCTGAACCCGGCGGTGCTCAAGTCTGTCTACGGCGATAAGAACGTTGCCGGCACGCTGGAGACCGGCATCACGGTCAAGGCCAACAGCGACGAACAGCAGGACTGCAGCTGGGTCGTGGACATGGTGATGAAGAACAACGTGCTCAAGCGCATCGTAATCCCGGATGCGGCAGTGTCTGCCGTGGGCGATATCGTCTATTCCAACGGTGCGGTGGGCTACAATACCACCATCACCGCGGTGCCGGACACCGAGGGCAACACCCACTACGAGTACATTCTGGGCGGCACTGCCGCCACCCAGTCTGCCGCCGAGAGCACCGCAGACAATAAGGAGGTAAAGGCATGATTGCAAAAACGGAATCCGGTTTTGAGATCGAGCTGGACGATGAAGCCATGAACGACGTTGAGCTGGTGGAGGCCATCGTGGAAATGGACACGGACGGTACCAAGCTGTTCTATGTGGCGGACCGCCTGCTTGGCAAGGAAGGCAAGAAGAAGCTCTACGACCACCTGCGTGATGCCAAGGGCCGCGTGCCGGTGGCTGCCTTTGGTGCAGCGATCGGTGAACTGATCCGCAGCTTTTCCGCAGGAAAAAACTCTGCATCCTCTCCGAACTGATCGCATCGGACGAGGACGCGCTGATCTGCGATTTTGCGCAGTATTACCACGTTCTGGACTGGCGCAGCCTGCCGCCGCGTCTGGCGGCCACCCTTGCTGCAGGTCTGCCGGAGAGCAGCCGCAGTATGCTGCGGCTGGCCGGGCAGCGGGTGCCTATAGAAGATCAGCTGCAGGCATCTGCTGCCGACACGCTGAACCGCATCGAGTGGTGGCTGCTGGGCAAGCCCGGCAGGCCGCCCAAGTCTATTCTGGAAGCTCTGACCGGCACAGGCTCCGGCAGCGACACGGAGGATGTGCAGAGCTTTGCCAGCCCGGAAGAATTTGAAGCGGCCATTGCTGCGCTGAAAGGAGGTTGATGGAGATGCCGGCCAAAATCGAGATGGCAAAAGCCTATGTGCAGATCGTGCCGTCGGCAGATGGCATCCAGGCTGCACTGACTGACGTTTTTGACGAAGAAACGGACGGCTTAGGCGCAAAGGTTGGCCAGAGCATTGGTGCCCAGCTGGTCGGCACTATCAAAAAAGTGCTTGCCGCCGCTGGCATCGGCAAAATCATCAAGGATTCCATCGACATGGGCGGTGCCCTGCAGCAGAGCATCGGCGGCATCGAGACGCTGTTCAAAGACAGTGCCGATACCGTCAAGCAGTATGCCGCCCAGGCTTACAAAACCGTTGGACTTTCGGCCAACGACTACATGGAGCAGACCACCAGCTTTGCGGCCAGCCTGCTTTCCAGCGTGAGCGAGGATACCAATGCCGCCGCCCAGCTTGCCAACATGGCCATGGTGGATATGGCCGACAACGCCAACAAAATGGGCACGGATATGCAGGATATCCAGAATGCCTATCAGGGCTTTGCCAAGCAGAACTATACCATGCTGGATAACCTCAAGCTGGGCTATGGCGGCACGCAGGCCGAGATGCAGCGTCTGCTGATCGATGCCGAGAAGATCTCCGGCGTCCATTATGATCTGGGCAATCTGGCCGACATGTACAGCGCCATCCATGTGATTCAGCAGGAGATGAACATTACCGGCACAACGGCGAGAGAAGCTGCAACGACCCTGACCGGCAGCTTTGCGGCCATGAAGGCAGCGGCGCAGAACGTGTTGGGCAATTGGAGCACCGGCGCAGACCTGACGGCACCCCTGCAGGCACTGACGGACACGGCCCAGATCTACCTTATGGACAACCTGCTGCCCATGATCGGCAACGTGCTGCAGGGCATCCCGCAGGTCATTTACGGCCTTGTGCCCGAAGTGGTGCAGACCGGCACTGAGCTTCTCGGCTCTCTGGCGCAGGGCTTCACACAGGGCATCCCGGATTTTCTGGCGAATGCTCTGCCGCAGTTGCTTTCCTTTACGGAAAACCTGCGGGAAAATGCCGGGGAGTTCGTGAACGCCGGTCTGGACATGATCACCCAGCTGGCCAACGGCCTGATCGCGGGCCTGCCGGATCTCATCGCCTATGTGCCGGATATCATCATCAATATCTGCGGCATCATTAACGACAATCTGCCGAAGCTCCTTGCAGAGGGCGTCTCACTGGTGGTGCAGCTGGGCGTGGGTATCGTAAAGGCTGTGCCCGACCTGCTGGCCAACTGGAAGAAGATCCTGCAGGCGGTGCTTTCGGTCATTTCTGCAGTGAATTGGCTGAACATCGGCAAGAACATTCTCACCGGTGTGGCAAGCGGCGTCAGGAGCATGGGCTCTTCCATGCTGGCTGCATTCAAGGGCGGTTTTTCCAGCGCCCTGGCATGGATCAAGAGCCTGCCCTCGCAGGCGGTTCAGTGGGGCAAGAATCTGATCCAGAGCTTCATCAACGGCCTGACCGGCAAGGGTAAAGTGGCGGGTATCGCTACCGCAGCTACTGCCGGTTTTACCATCGCCGATGTTGCCAGCCGTGACGAACTGGCCGACTGGACCTCCGCCAACACCAGCCTTGCCGACAGCGCCCAGACCGTGGCGGATATCGCTATCCCGGCCTATACCAAGTCTGGCAATGCGGCAGCCGCCGCAGGGAAAGCAGCGGGCACAGCGGCAAAGACCGCTGCATCCGTTGTCAACTCTTACTCCGACACTGTGACCGAGGTGCTGGGCAATATCACCCGTACTACCCAAACCACCAACGAGGTGCTTTCCAACGGTCAGAAGCAGCAGAAGCAAACCATCACCGAGACCAGCCGTCAGCTGGTGAACGGTGTGCTGAAGGATATCAAGACCGTTACCAGCATTGCTGCCGATGGCAAAAAGACCGTGCAGCAGACCATGGAGACGGTGCGGGAGATGGCCAATTCGGTCACATCGACCTTTGACACAGTGGTAAATGGCATTGCTACCAGCACCAAAACCATCAAGGAAACACTGACCGACGGCACCGAGACCACCAAAAAGGTGATCACCGAGACCTTCAATAAGGTGGTGGACGGTGCCCTCGTGACCATCGAGCGGGTCAAGAACGTTGCCGCCGACGGCACCGAACAGGTGGCCGAGACCATCAAGGAGGCCAGTGCCGACAGTTTTTCTGGCCTTGTAAAGGGCTGGCAGGGCGAGGCCGACAAGGGCGTGCTGGGTACCTTCGGCACGTTGTACAAGGCCGTGAAGAGCCAGGACTGGCTCAGCGTCGGGCAGTGGGTCATTTCCACCCTGTACAACGGTCTTGCACCGGAGACGAAGCTGCTGATTGACGACTTCGGCAAGAATCTGATCCAGCAGGTCAATGGTTTTCTGGGCGAGGGCATCAGCCAGCTGGCCAATGGCGCGTGGGACCTCGGCACCCAGATTTTCGACGGCCTGACCGGCGGCTTTGGAGATGTGGTCAGCCAGTTCTCCGGCCTGGGCAGCACACTGCTGGACATTTTCGGCGGTCTGCAGGGGCCGCTGAGCGCGGCGGCTCTCGCCATCAGCAAGGGCCTGCAGGGCGGTCTGATCTCTGCATTCCCGGAGATCCTTGCTTCGCTGGGCGGCCTGATCGGTGCCATTGGCGGCGCGTTCGTGGCAATGCTGCAATCCATCGGCATGGCGCTGCTGCCGACCGGATTCGGGACCCCGAAGGGCCTGCTGATGATCGCAGCGGGCGTTGCTCTGGTGGCTGCGATCGCGGCCATCGTTGCATCGCTCGGCGGTGCCTTCAAGAAAAAGAGCACACCCGGCACGGGCAGCTCTTCCAGTAGCGCCGCAGGCAGCACCATCACCGAGGCTTCCAGCAGCCTGTGGGACTACGAGAAGAAAGCTCCGCTGCCCCAGCGCACCCAGCGGCCCAATATCGAAGTGAACCAGTACATCTACAGCAAGGCGCAGACGGCGGCGGACCTGATGCGCGAAGCACAGTATGAGCAGGAAAGGGCGGTGCTGCAGGGTGTTTGACGCTGTTTTTACCTCCAGCACCGGACAGAGCTTTGCCTTTGGCTACAAGGCCAGCGTGCTGTGGAGCTGTGACCCGCTGGGCGACCTGCCCGTGGATCTGGAAACCAGTCAGGGTTATCAGCAGGTGGGTGCTCCTGTGGAGAGCCGCAGCATTTCCGGCGTCACCCGCACCATCACCGGGCGTATCCTGCGCAATGCCGATTACTGCAAGCGTCAGCTGCGGGACGTGTTTGCGCCGGGCGTGACCGGGCGTTTCACCGTGGCCGGGAAATACTGGTGTGACGCCGAGGTGCAGCGCTGTCCGGCCATCAGTGCGGCGCTGCTCTGGCCCACCTTCAGCTTTCAGCTGTACTGCCCCAACCCCTATTGGAACAGTGTAGAGGGAACGCTGGCCGCGACCATCAAGGTGACACCTGTGTTCCGCCTGCCGGTGTGCTACGACGCGCATCAGTTCGGCATCCTGGAGCAGGGCGATTATATCCGCATCGTCAACAGCGGTCTGGATACCCAGAACTTTCGGCTTTCACTGTCGGCCAGAGGGCCCGTGGTCAATCCCGGCGTCCTTAACCCGGAAACGGGCGAATACCTGCGCTTTGTTACGACCCTGCAGGACGGCGACGAGCTGCAGGTCTACCGCGAAAACGACCTGCTGCGGGTCCAGCAGCTCATTGACGGCAAAGCCTACGACGCGCTCTCCATCCTTGACGGAAGCAGTACCCTTTGGACGGTGTATCACGGTGTGCAGGCATGGCAGCGCACCGCAGAATCCGGTGACGGCTGGCTTTTCCTGACGCTGACCATGCACGCAGCGTATTCCACCATCATCACGGAGGGTTCAAATGGTTGAGATCATTTCTGCACTGACAGCATCCGGGCACAAGAGCATCTGCGTCTATGATATCCGGCTCAATCTGCTGGGCCGCATTGAAAGCTGGGTCTCGCTGGTCTGGCCGGAACGCTACAACGTCTATAGCGACACCCAGGGTGCACAGCTGGAGCTGCACGACACGACCGCTTTGCAGGCGCTGTGCCGCCCGGACCGGTATCTTTGGCTGGTGGGCAGCGACCGGCTCATGCGCATCGTGTCGGCCCAGAAATCCGACCACAAGCTGGTGATCGCCGCAAAAGACGCCGCCTGCATTCTGGATGAACGCGGTCACACGGACACCCTGAGCAATTTTGCCGCAGAGGAAACGTTGCGAAGTCTGGTATCCAGGGCTGCCGCGTGGCCCTGCCTTGAACTGGGCGATGCTGCAGGACTGACGGACACCTACAGCGGCGAGGTCAAGCCCGGCAGCCTGCTGAAGCTGGCCGAACAGGTGTGTCAGGAGCTGGACATCGGCTTCCGGGTGCGGTTCGATCAGCCGAAAGCGAAACTGCTGTTTGAGCTGTTCCGGCCAAAACTCGACCCGAACGCCCGGTATGCGCCGCAGTACGGCAACCTGACCGACCTGACCTATACCGAGAGCATCACGGGCTATAAAAATGTGTGCGTGGTCGTTGGCGCGGAAGGCACCGCCACCGTGGGTGCAGCGGAGAACACCGGCTCTGCCCGGCGGGAGCTGATCGTGGATGCTACCAGCAAAAAGAAGGAAGGCGGCCAGTCTCAGGCGGACTATCTTGCCGCCCTGCGCGCACAGGGCGAGCAGGAGCTTGCCAAACATACCCGGCTGGAAAACTTCCGCTTCACCCCCACCGGCAGCATCACGGTGGGCATGGTGGTGGAGGCCAGCCTGCCCGGAACGGACATTCAGGCCGCTGCCCGCATTACCTCTGTGACCCTGAGCTCCCAAAAAGGTGAAAACTCTGTCAGCACAGAGATCGGCACCCCGATCATCAGGAGGAAACAATGAGCATTATCACATATCCGCTGAACGGCGTGGTTTACAGCGCCGAGGACGTGGCCACCTACCTGTGCACCCGCACATCCGGCGTCTACTCCAAAGAGACCAACTTTGCTGTCAGTAACACCGGTACCCGGCAGATCACCGTTGCGCCCGGTCTTGCATGGATCAATTACGACGACTTTAAAGGCATATCCGTGTGCAGTCGGGAAGAGAACGTCTTGACCGTCCCCGAAGCAGACAACACCCTCAACCGCGTGGATCGCGTCGTGTTGCAGTTTGACACCTCGGAGAATATCGCGGCGATCAAGCTCAAGACCGGCACGCCTGCCGTGGCCGCACAGCCGCCCGATATCCTGCAGAACCATAATCAGTACGAGCTGGGCCTGTGCACCATTTCGGTGCCCGCAGGCTCCACCGCTGTCACCGCCGCCGACATCACCGACACCCGCGCGGACGAGACCGTCTGCGGCGTGATGCGGGACGGCGTGACGGGGATCCCCACCGCCCAGCTGCAGACGCAGGCAAAGGCCATGCTGGACAGCCTGCAGGTCGAGGTGGACAGCAGGAGCTTTTACACCCGTGCCGAGGTGGACGCACTGCTGAAAAGCGTGAATCCTTTTCCCGTGGGCAGCATCTACCAGAGCACCGACCCCACCAGCCCTGCCGCCCTGTTTGGCGGCACATGGGAGCAGATCGCATCGGAGCGCGTGCTGATGGGTGCCAGCAGTAGCCACGCAGCGGGCACCACAGTAAAGGCCGGACTGCCGAACATCACAGGCTCTTTTGTCGCGGATGTAAAAAAGGGTGAACATAAGGTATCCGGCGCATTCACTGCCGGCAACGTGATCGCATCTACGGGCGAATACAATTCCTTTTCTGATGTATATAAGTTCAGTCTGGATGCGTCCAAGTCTAATGCCATCTACGGCCGCAGCGCCACCGTGCAGCCTGCCGCCTACTATGTGCACATCTGGCGGCGCGTGGCCTGAGAAAGGAGGTTTTGAGCGATGATCCCTGTGACATTTGACACTGTGGCAACATTGCAGTTTGGCAGTGAGGGTCACCCGACCAGTCTGCACTTTGCCATCCCGGAAGAGTGGAAAACCTGCAAAATCAGACTCCACCTGCGGCGCAGCGACGGTAGCTTTGTGCCCCCGATGCAGCTGGACGAAAATGGATGCGTAAAAGTAAACCGCAGTGACTCCGGCAAGACCGGCGGACAGTGGATGCTGTCGGCTGAAAGTCCTGACGGAAAAGTATCTTACTCGCGAATCGGCAAATATGTGACCCCCATGGAGGTGACACAATGAAGATCCTTGACGAGACCGGCGCGGTCGTGGAAAACCCGGACCTGACGCTTGGGTATCTGACCGACGACACCCAGCCGCTGGAGCACCCGGCGCAGGAGGCCGTGGCAGAGGTGGCCCACTACGAGACGGTGGCCGAATATCCCGGCGGCGGCAGGGATGTGCGGAAGATTATCGACGTGCCGGGCGTGCCTGCGCAGGCCGCATGGACTGAGCAGGTTCCCATCCAAAAGTACGTCCGCTACACCGCCGAAGAGCTGGCCGCGCAGGAAGAAGAGCGCAAAAAGGCCGAAGCCCGGGAGAAGCTGCCGGAGCGCGTGGACGCGCTGGAAACCGCAAACGACGATATTATTTTGATGATGGCTGATTTGATTGGAGGCTGATTTTTATGAAAACTCTGAACGCACTCAAACTTCGCATTATGACCCGCGCTTTCAAAATCCGCATTGCCGCCGGTGAAGTCTTTGAAGACATCGCCGCCGACTACCCGTCCCTGACCACGGACGATCTGGAAGCCATCAAGGCAGAGCTGGAGAAGTAAAGGAGTAAGCGATGGAAAAGACCATCATGGACGTGAGCCGCCATCAGGGCGTCATCGACTGGGCAAAGGTCAAGGCAAGCGGTAAGGTGGACGGCGTGATGATTCGCGCCATGGGCAACAGCGGGGCGGGCAAGGCCAGCAAGCCCTACACTGACCCGCAGTTTGCCCGCAACTACGCAGAATGCAAGCGGCTGGGCATCCCCTGCGGCGTGTATGGCTACTTTAAAGCAGTCAACCGGGAGCAGGCCGACAAGGAGCTGGCCTATTTCAAGAAGCTGCTCACCGGCAGGAGCTTTGAGCTGCCTGTGGTGGTGGACATTGAGGACGAGGTGCAGAAGCCGCTGGGCAAGGCTGCGCTGACCGACCTGACAGCTCACATGCTGAGCACGGTGGAAAGCTGGGGCGTGTACGCCATGCTGTACACCGGTTTGTGGTTCGGCAGTACCTTCCTCTGCATGGGCGGTGCAGAGCTGAAGCCTTACGACGTGTGGCTTGCGGCATACCGCACGAAGAAGCCCACTCCCGGCTGGCCCTTTGGCATGTGGCAGTACACCAACGCGGCAAGGATGCCGGGGGTGAGCACCAACGTGGACTTGTCCCGCGCATACAAGGACTACGCGGCGATCATCCGGCGTGCCGGGCTTGGCGCGGCGAAAGGAGCAGAAAAATGAACAAGGTTATCTTTATCAGCCAGCCGATGGGTGGTCGCTCTTCCGATGAAATCCATGCAGAGCGCCGCAGAGTAATCGAGATTGCCCGGCAGAAGTTTGGCAAGGTCGATGTACTGGAGACCTTCTTTGATGATTTCGGCCCCGCCGCAAAGCTGCTGGACTATCTGGCCCGGAGCATCGAGTTCCTTGCAAAGGCCGATGTGGCAATCTTTGCTCCGGGCTGGAAGAATGCCCGCGGCTGCCGTATCGAACACCAGTGCGCAGAGGATTACGGCATCCCCGTGATGGAGGTGTGAGAACGTGAAAGATTATTTCTGCATGGCGGTGGGTGCGTTGGGCGCTGCGTTTGCCAGCCTGTTCGGCGGGTGGGACGCAGCGCTGCAGACGCTCATCATCTTTATGGCCATCGACTACATCACCGGGCTGATCGTGGCAGGAGTTTTCCATGCAAGCCCCAAGACCAAAAGCGGTACGCTGGAAAGCCGCGCAGGCTGGAAGGGCCTGTGCCGAAAGGGCGAAACACTGCTGATCGTGCTGGTGGCCTGCAGGCTGGATGCCGTGATGGGTTCCACCTTTGTGCGGGATGCCGTTGTGATCGGCTTTATCTGCAACGAGACCATTTCCATCATTGAAAACGCGGGCTTGATGGGACTGCCCATCCCGGCAGCGATCACCAAGGCCGTGGACATTTTAAAGCAGCGCTCGGAAACCGAGCAGAAAGGATAAGCTCTT